TATACCCACCCACTAATAAGTAAGTCTCATAGTCCCAATCGAATACGAAATCAGCAAACCTTTCTGATACCTCCTTGGTAATTTCCATGCCTACTCATCCTCTCAATCATCAGGCCAGTAATTTAAGTCATCAGGCTCTGGTTTCGCTTTTTTAGCTTTACCTTTTTTAACGTCTGTGCTTGCAGAAGCAGTCCAGTTCTCATCTTCTTCAGAATCATTAGCATCTTTACGAATAATATTAACAACTATATTGTTATCTTTATCTTTAGTATACAGCATGTCTCTGTTACGCTTCCACTGTTCTGGCTTTCTGTTATTCAACCAACACATAATGGCTGTTGGATTGGGTGAAACTTCTCTTTCTATTTTCTCAACTCTTATAGTTCTGTTTCCATTCTTGTCTGGAGGACTGATTATTGTTTTTACGTCTGTTGTTGTATACCCTAATGCTACTTTAAGTAGAGCATTCTCAACTCTGTAATCAACAATCTCTTTTCCATCCTTGATTGCTTGTTCAATCTCAGGATACGTTTTTCTCCACGAAATGAGCGTCTTTTCAGATACTCCTATTTTCTTAGCAATATCAGACAAAGTAAAATCTCTTGCCCAACAGCTAAGAAGTTCGAGCTTTTCTTCTTTAAGCCACTCATCTACTTTACTGTTGTTTATGCGTCCCATTTTACTTATCTCTTCCTTTCTTTAGTTTATTTTCAGATTCAAGATATTTTTCAGCAAGAACCACTATAGCATCTTCTTTGTCTGACTTCTTTATCTCACCTTTGGCAATCAACCTTTCAATCGCTTTATCGAGGATTCGTCCACCTTTAGCTTTAATATCTGACCTACCAATGATGGTGCTAATAGGTACATATTCGTTATCTTTGGCATCTTCAATCCAGACTTCTTTTAGCTCTGACATGTGCTTCTTCACTATCTCAAGCATTGCCATAAAACCAACTGCTGTGTTTCTGATTCGTAATGCTTTGCTTACATCAGTTATTGTATCAAGATATTTATCATAATCAGCCATTCGTAACATAAGAGTTTCATTTGACCTTACTTCTTTCATAACATCTTTTAATACAGCTTTAATCTCTTCAATCTCAGAAGGAAGAAACAAAATATTCAATACTTGATACTGCAATCCTGAATAAGACATACTCTGAGTGCTTATGTTATCTAACAGCTTAAGTGTCTCATCATCTAATCCGGAATATGCTTTCATATTCACATCATCAATACTCTCATATAGTTGCTTTAATACAGCCATGTCATCTTTACCACAAATAGCATTATGACTTAACTGAATAGCAATACACTGGTCCTTTGTCAATGGTTCCTCTGTTACTTGAACATCTATTTCTTGTAGCCCTGCTTCAATAGCTGCTTGAACTCTGTGGTTTCCACTTAACACTACTAAATTCCAGTCGTCATCATAAACACAAAACGGAAGCTGAGTCAAACAACCATCACGTTTTATATTCTGAACCAACCTCTGGAATTCATCAGCATTCATAAACCTTGCATTCACCTCGCGCAGCTTTATTTCTCTCGGGTCTACTTTGATGACTTTCGTCTCCATAGTTCGTATCCCTCCTTAAGATTCCACTGCCCCATTGGTGCTCCATAAGACAGATTCCATTTTTTCACTTTACCATTTTCGTCTTTTTCAATTTCTTTTCTTCCAAATAATTCAAATAAACCACGATATTTCATGCTTACAGGATTCTTACTAAATGCATTTGTTGTAATGCTGTTTGCTCTCTTACCTGTTACTTTCTCAGCCAAAAATCTTGCTTCTTTACTTAAGATACAATATAGAACAAGCTTACTCAAATTCTTTTCACATGTAGGTCTAATCGAAAAATCAGTCATCAAATATACAGTGGGCTTCTCAAGCTTTTCACTTCCTTTAAGCATATAACTACTACCAAAAGCAAATACACCAAATAACTTATCTTCACAGAATAAACCATAACTTGCTATAGGCGTTCCTACTTTCGTAACATTCGTACTCAAGTATAATGACCTTAATTCTTGAAACTGGTCAATAGTGATAGGTGCAATTGCAATATTCTCTGTAATTACATCATGCTTATCAATTCTAATGATGGGCTTAGCATTCGTTGCCCTTGCTCCTTGCCTTACATAATGCTTTTTATCTGTCTTACTATAAAAGTAAATCAGTTTATTTGGTCCTGTATTTAACGTGCCATTGAAATATTGTTTAAGCTCTTCAACCGGTCTTTCTGTTCCAACGACAAAATTATCCAGCCTGCTTACTTTATGACAAAACTCAGCAATATGCACATCAGGGTCAAACATCTCATAATCAGGTTCTGTATACTCAAAGAAATTTTCAATCTCCTTCCACATTCTTTCATAGCCACCTTTAAAAAATGGAGGGAAGCTGATAAACCCACAATCCACAGGTATTTCATCAAGCATTTTCATTACATCGCCATGATAAAATGTATCAATGTTTGTCTTCATTCCTTCAAGTTTTTTACACAAATCACTATGTATTCTTGAATACTGTTCTTTATATCCTCGCATCATACGTTTACTATACTGGTCATTATGCATTGAATATGGCAGAATATCAGACGCTAACATCATTGTTGCTACTTTCTCTGTATCGTTATTCATATAATCTCGCAAAAAGTTACACTCACCATCGTAATCGTCTTTGATTTTCAGTTCTTCCAAGCTCTGACCTGAGAAATACTTACCAATGTACGAGCTATAAATAGTCACGTCATTACTCGTAATCTTACAGTCAATGAGTCCACTAATAGAACGCTCAATCGTGAAATTGCCTGAGCAACCAACATATATCCTTTTTACATTCCAGTCTTTGACGATATTCCCGATGATTTTTATCGCTCTATGCGGTAATGTACCTTGAAACACACTTACTTCCTCCTTTCCTCAAATAATAGCTATAAACACGAAAAACACGAATAGCAGCCTATTTCTGGCTGCCTCGTGTTAATCTTCTTAATTACTCTGTCTCTTAATCGAATAAGCTCATCTGCTTATGACTAAGAATTTTCTTCAAGTCTTTCTTGTCATCTCTTAGCTCAGGAATCTCAACATCAATTCCTCTTAGCCAAAGTTCCTCTTCTAACCATCTTGCAACAATATGACGATGACAGAAAGTTTCTCCTTTCTCAATTTTATCCATACTTTCATGACATAAAATAACTGCATCATGTAAATCTTCCCAAACCTTCATCGGGTCAAGTTTACTAAGTATTTGCTCACGATATGCTTTTTCATATTCTTCCTTATCGGTTATATGAATCATATCCCACGTTGGAAATAATGCTGGGTATCTTTCTCCATGGAAATACCTTGCGCTTCTCGCAATACTTACTAATCGTAAATTTCTGTCACGAAAAGCTTTTGAATTTACTCTTCCAAAGTAACTTGTCTTCATTTTACTTTTTTTTCCATCTCCTTTTGGACTTTTTATTATAATTATATTATACCATATGTTTTTAAGTTTGTACACCTTTTTTTTTTTTTTTGCTCAGCTTTTGTAAATATTTTCAATTTTCTTTTTTTCTTTATTTGAATCAGCAGTTTGTAATTGCATTAGACATTTCGCGAAGATAAAAACCATCTTTATTAATCATAACATAACCACAATTAGTAAGCCTTTCAATTATTTCTTTCTTCTGTTTTCTGGATATTGTATCAAGGTCAATTTCTTTTGCTCTTTTGATTTCTCGTTCTTCAGACTTAAGATAATCAATAAGACATCTAAGCTTATATTCACTAGCTTCATACCACTTAAAATTATTTTTGAAATTTTCAACAGCTTGCTCAGCATACTCAATTTCATCTGCAAGAATAACTTTAGCTTTAGTCACATCGATTTTTTCATTTTCTACAGCTTTATTCATTTTAGCTACCTTAGCAATAATAATTTCAACGTTTTTAACTAATTCATTAATATCAAATTCAGAAACACCATTGAATTTGCCGCACAGCTTATATTCTTCAGTCTGCATCCATTCTTTGCACGTGAACTCATTTTTAAGATAATCAACATGAATACTAAGATAAGTGGTATTGTCTGCTCTCAAAGTTGTAATAGGCATTCCTTTATAAGAAAAACCTTTAAAGTAATTACCATCATCAGCGAAGTCAAGATCTTCTCTTCTAACGAAACCTTCGAATTTACGGATATTAGCAATAGAAAGATTTTTAACGATTTTCATTTTATTGTCCTCCTAGACATTTATTTGATTTGTTATTTGATTTACCTTATGTATATATTATATCACATTTGCTAGGGTTTGTACACCTTTTCTTAAAAGTTTTTGAAGATTTTTCAATTTTATTTTATCAGCATCAGGCTGGTTTATTTTAAGACCATTCCAGAAGGTCACCAGATAACCCAGAATGAATCCAATTTGTTTTATATGGATTTATATTAAATATCCAATAAAGTTAACCAGAAGTCATTCTGGATTATCCTGGGCTATCCTAGTAACTCCTGCTTATACTTCTTTTTTTTTCAACAGGTTATAGTTATTTAACTTTTGGCCACAATTTCTACAATACCATTCTCTTTTAATATTATCGTGGATGTATGCTTGTTGGCTACTAATAGTCCGCTTGCCACATGAAGGACATTTCATTAAGAAACTTGCTTTTGGTTTATACTATAAGTTGGAGCTTTTTGCTGCTTTCTTTGCAGTCTTCTTCTTTCTGCTCTATTCAATTTAATTACCTCCATTTGTCGAGGATATTATTCTAATGTTTACCTTTTGCCTTCCAAATTTTAAAGCCTCTTCATGTGTATCAAAATAGATGTCTATAATTTTACCCTTAATTGCACTACCTGTGTCTTCAGCTATGTATGTACCCAGCCCCTCTATTTCTACTTTACTGCCTAATGGTATTAAATTACTATCCACTGCTATAGTTCTTTTTGCTGTAGCTTTAGTTCCTGATGCTGTTATTCCGTCGGCCCATTTACCACAACATTTAGGACATGCACAATAAGCTGCTGCTTCAAACTCTTCAAATGCTGGCCAGTCTTTGCTGTATGTAAACTCATGATAGTAATCAACTTCAACTTCGCTTGATTCCTCTTCTATTTGAGGCTCAAATGTAACCAGATTAGACGCATAAGGTGTTGTGGTCTTATCATTGTAAAATTCGTAAGTTTTGTAAGATTCATAAGATTCACTTACTTTTGGTTTTGGTATATTATATAATACTATAAACATTATAATAGTAATAATAATTATATGCCATATTAGATTCTTGCATATTACCCTTTCAAGATTCTTTTGACGCATACATCTTTGCTTTTCAATTTGTACTCTTCTCATCTTTCTTTCCTCCGCTATTCTTAACACTCTCAATCGAGATTCATTCTCATTTAAAAACCAGTGGTAATTGGGCATTCATTACAGATACCATACTCACATGAGATTCCTTCTTCTGAACACTTACGTAATATCTCAATGTCCTGTCTGAATCTCTCAAACTTTTCTGTATCCTCTTTCTGAGCTACCAATTCTTCTTCTGCCATTTTGGCTTCTAATTCCTTTTGCTCCTGTAATTTCTTGGCCTCTGCCTGCTTCTTGCTGATAATCATAAGCTGCTTCCAATATTTCTGCATCTTGTTTCGTGATTTAGCAAGTTCACCTTTAGTTAGTGCCTTACCGGCTTTTATTTTGTTTGCAATATCACCCATCTCTTTTGCGTCGATTTTACTAAATCCAATGCAGTTGTCCTCAATACTCTCACCTTTGTTCTTTTCCTCTGGTGTCTGATTGTTATATATCAACACAATAGCTTTAAGTAATGCTTTGTCGTTGGTCTTAAGCAAATCTTTAAGATAGGCTTCCCATTGTTTTTGACTGGTAAAATATTCCCATGCTGCCATTTGATTTCCTCCTTTGGTATATTCCCAGGGATTCCAGAATGACCCCAGATTGATTTTTATTTATAAGATATATATTTCCTTATCTTAATAATTAAAATTCAATCTGAGGTAATCTGGATAACTCCTGAATTATAGTAGACCTTTACGTTCAAACCAATCCTCAAGGTCAGCCAAGTACAGAATCAATTCCTGAATACGATTGTTTGGGATAGATACTTCACCATAATCATCAACTTCTGTAAATCTCTTTTCAGGTACTGGAATTGTTGTGCCTTTACCAATCTTATTTGCGTAAGAACGAAGTACGTATGTAATCATACAGAATATAATCGGTATGAGCAGTTCGCCACCAACACCAAAATAACCCCTTGCTGCATATACATTCTGACCAACGATATACATCAGATACGGAAGAATGAAATTCAAAATCCGAGCAAAATTTCTAAGGTTACTCGTGATGAAATAATCAATATCTCGTACAGCATCAATAATAATTGCACCCATAATACTAAAAAATCTCTTCATGCTTATTCCTCCAATCGTTTTTTAAGCATTTCTTTGTAGTAGTTCATTTTTATATTTATCTTTTCTTCAAGACGTCTTTGAAAACCAGCAGCACTGCATCTGCTGCAATGTGTATCCTCGTTTATGAAGAAGCTGTGATGCATCTCTTTACAGCACTGACAATGCTGAGACATTACATCGTTTTCTCCATCCTGAACTGCAAACAAATGTATCGTAATAGTTGGATATTTGCCTTTGTCCTCTTTAATGAATTGCACCTGAACATTCACAAATTCAGCTTTACTTAATACATTTGTTGAATACCATTTCACAGCCGACATATATGCCGATTTCATTGTATCGGCTGTGAATGATTTCTTGTAAAACTCTCTTGAGTACTTAATCATAGTCAACACCTTCCTTTGCTTTGAGTGATTCTTCTTTAGCCAGTTTATCAACCAGCTCATTGAAGGTATTACCAGCATGCCCCTTAATCTTTATGATTTTTATGTAAATACCAAGAGACCTTGTTTTGTTTCTTAAGAATGCAAGCTCCTCCCACAAATCTCTGTTTTTTACATCATCGTTTTTAGTTGTCTTCCAATTGTTTTGCTGCCATTTATCAATCCAACCATTATTGATTGAGTTAACAACATAAGCACTGTCAGAATACAACTCATATTCAACATCACTTAGATTCTTACTCAGCACCTTCTTAAATGCTTCAATAACAGCTCTAAGCTCCATACGATTATTTGTGGTCATCTTCTCGTTACCACTAATCGTTGAGCACTTGCTTGCTGTATTGAAGACTGCAGCCCATCCACCTGGGCCAGGATTTTCTGAGCAAGCACCATCAGTAAATATTCTTACTCTCAATGGTTCTTCCTCCTTAACTCCAATCTTCATCGTCGTCTTCATCAGCTTCAACCATCTTGGCATCAACTTTCTTTGTAAGTCGTTCTCTTTCTTTTTCCTCTTTAGTCACTACCCTTACTGGTATTTTGCCGGATTTTACTTCTGAATACATCTTAATTGCCAGCTTAGCAAATACTTCATACAGACACATACCATAGACTGTTCCTAACCATTCATTCTCGGTTGTTGTTTTTACATTAATAGAGTAAATACCAAGAGTCGGCTCGAAATACCACATCGTCATCCACTGCGGTGTGATTTCATATTTTTGAACCAACACACGAATGAGCTTTTCAATTGCTTCAATAGGAACATTACTCTCGTCTGAGTATTTAGAAAGTGGTTTGATTTTCCTCAATACCTTCTGAATTATCTCTTGACTTTCTTTCTTTCTATAGTCAAGATTTAAAATTTGCTTTGTTTTCATAGTATAGCTTGTACCTCCTTAAAACAAATATAAGCTGGATACATGCCTCTCACACATACCCAGCTTACGGCTATCTATTGAGGCAGATTAACATACCGACTGAATATTAAATATCCCAGTCATCATCGTCGTCGTCAGATTCAACTTTTGTAGCTTCGGCTTTCGCAGCATCATCTTTAATAAGCAGATCAGCGTAAAACTTAGCAGGCTTCTTAGGAGCCACTTTAATCTTACGAGCTTTACACTCCTTGAAAAGCTCCATAGCGGACTTGCCTTCATAAGGATTAGCCTCAGTTGCATCATCTTCTGCTTCAGCATCTTCAGTCTCAGCTTCGGTAGCTACACCAAACGCTTGCTTGCAAGCTTCAATAAGGTCAGCCTTCTTAGTAGACTTAGCAAGCTTTCTCTTACCAGCCTTACCAAGAATATCCCAAAGCTGCTTAGCACTCATAGACTCATCCCACTGAATAGTTGCCTCAGCTGCATCCTCACTTGCATCTTCAGTAGTAGCTTTAGCTTCAACGTCCTCATCAGAATTAGATTCAGCGATACTAGCTTTGATAGCAGTATTCACTTTATTTGCAGAGAGGTAATCAGGCATGTAACCCATAAGGTCAACAAACTCCTCACCAGCTTTTGTAGCAACTACTGCAATCTTGTGTGCAAGAACCGGATAACGTCTACCAATGTCGGTAATTGCCTCCAAATCTGTTCCCTTTGCGATAATCTTAACCGCTTCATTGAAAGTGTAATTCTTTGCCATTTTTGATTTCTCCTTTTCTTCATATTTTAATTTTTAATTAATGTTTTCTCCTAAACTCAGGACTTACTTTCAAGTTGTGGAAGTAGGATTGAAGTTTCCTAACCTCCACCTCTTAAATATATTATACCATGTTACTTGCCATTTGTACATAGGCTTTTTGAAAGTTTTTGAAAATATTTTGAACTTTTTACTCGTCCCATTCGTCTGAATCTTCGGAATTTTCCTCAGAAATTTTGATTGCAAGATTTACTGCATCTCTAAGGTTATACAATCCATGAATATCTTCAACATGAAATGCACCTTTCATAAATACCGAAGTAATCTTGTCATTTTCTTTGGCTTCAAGCTGCTGAGCAATTGTGAAGCCACCTTTAGAACAACTAGAAATAACAATGTTTCTCGAATCAGTTATCTTAGCTCTGGAAAGCTCGTGGTACTTAATCTTACTCTTCGCCATTTTCAATGTCCTCCATTTCGTCTGTTTCGATTTCAGCCTCCATAAGAACAACAAACTCTTTGTTTTCGTCAGAGTTCAAAGGAAGCAAATTCAGATTGTCCATTTCGATGTAGTCATTAAGACCATTGAACTTGATTATAGATTCACCATCACCATCGATGACAATCTGCTTTACCCTGAAGAATCCAAGCTTCATAGGACTACCACCAGGGATTTTAGCTTTGATACTCACATCATTATTGAGCATCTGCATAAGCTGAATTGTATTAGCAAGCTCAGAATACTGAGCCTTAAGTGTGAAGTTAACTGAACCATTAGCAGATAAGCTATGGCCACCATATTTCACTACATCTTTGACCTTTACTTTCATGTCGCTGACCTCTTTTCTTTTTTGAATCGTTTCTCATTTTCTTCATTGAATTGCTTACGTGCTCTTGAGCTTGATTTGATTGTTCTACCACCAACAGTAGTCATATCTTCATGCTCACTTAAATCAACACCTATGAATGCATTCGCATTGGTGTATTCTCCTGTCTCGATATATTGAGCTGCTTCACAAAGCATATCCGGTTTAACTAACAAGTAAACTTCATTGGATTGCAGAAATTGAATTGCAAACACAGGTAATTTGTGAGCAACTGCTGCATTGTAGCTCAACTTATCTAAGTCCTTTTTGTATATTCTAATACTCTCTGCATCAGTTGATTTTAACTGACAAATAACTTCTTCTGATTGACCGTCTTCTTTTTCTACACCCAGCCTGAACCAGAATTTTTAGTAGGTTTTAAACCAAGGCTTTTCATAACCTCAGCTTCATTACGACGATAAAATTTTCCACTTCTAAGCATTTTGCATCACCTCCTCAATAAAATCACCTATCCAAAACCAATCATCATTTATTTCATGCTCCCAAATAAAGATTATTTTTCTTCCAGTTGATTCCGCATACTTTTTCAATTGCTTATCTCTTTTAATTTTATCTGGAAAACTATGCCAATAATCACCATTGCATTCTATAACTAACTTTAATGATGGAATATAAAAATCTAAGAAAAAATATCTTTCACCATTATATGCTCTCTTTTGTTGTATGTATTTTATATTTATCATATCAAGTTGCTCTTTTACTTTTAATTCAATTGATGAAGGTTTCAAATAAGAACCATCTTTTAAAGATTTATGACCTGCTTCAATCCAATTTTGTATTCTCAACAACTGCTCTTCTTTACTCAATGTTTCCCATTGCTTTTTCCATGCTTTTGAAAAATTTTGCTTATGTCTTTCTGTTCTATTTGATTGATAAACACTCATTTTTTTTCTTTGTTTCATCTGAACACTTGATACCTGTCATTCCTTTTGATATATTGTTTTTCCATTCTTTTGAAAGCTTATGTTTATGAGCATTTTCAACTTTCTCTCTGTAAGTTTTATCTTGCCATCTTTTCCTTACAGATTCAGAAATTCTTTTTCTTGTTTCTTCATCAATAAGATGACCATATTTACCTGACCTTTTCATTTGGTATCAACCAACTTACTAAGTAATCTAATAATTATTTCATTCTGTCTAATAAGAATTAAATTTTCTTCAACCTGTGCCCTTGCCATCTCCAGTACAAACGTTTCATTTGAATTACCACTTAGCAGGCTTCCAAATGAATAAAGCTTTGAACCAGCAAGACTACTTGAAATTTCACGAGCAGAATTTTCATTCAATTTATCAATCATACTGATATCATATGCAGCAAAGTTAAGGCCAAGCTTTTCCAACGCAGCTTGCTGTTTGGCTAATTCCTTCTCAGTTTTTTCTTCTTTACTTTTAAACATTTCTTCTCTTCCTCCTTTATTTTTATTTATTTTACATACCCTTTAATACATCACCAAGCATAAAGTCATATTCAGACTTGGTTTGTATCTCTTCCTTAAGATATAACTGAAAGTATTTGAGGCCTGTTGCTGCAAT